CCACGAGACTCAAGACCGCGCATCATGTCATACATATTGTTAATGCCCTGCCTCATGCTCCCGTTGCCCAGACCACGAACCGCGTCGGTAGTCATTACAAATTCACCCGGCATCAACATAGCGCGGACGCTGTCCTGACCCGGAATACCCTCATCTGGCATAATGCCGCCCACACGACGTGGGAAAATCTCGCCGCCTTCTGCCGCATATTGTGGCCGCATAAACGGATTAACAAATGTGCCCTGACCGGGAACAATCGTATACGGAGATGCAATCTCAGTTGGACCGGTCGAATACCGCGGATCAAGGTTTTGAACGCGGTACTTCTCAGGGTCTGCCGCAATCAGGTCTTCACCCGTTGGGCCGGTATACTGAGACATATCTAACTCTTCCTGCTCTGGAGCAGTGAAGAAGCCTGCCCCTGCTGCAAGCGCAGTGCCTGCTGCTGCGGCTGGGCCAAAGGTGCGGAGAAGACCGGGGCCAATGCTGGAAGCCGTTACGTTTTTCATAGCCTCTAACCCTGCCGCTGCCGCTTGAGACTCTGTAGCCCCCGGAAGAGCTTTAACCGCATTAAAAGCGTCGCTATACGCAGTATTTTTAGCCAAAGCTACTTGAGCTTCAGTCGGGCCTGCGGGCATAAACAGTTCTTTACTTGCATCTAAGAAGCTCTTGTCCCCCGTCCCAACGTCCGTAAACATATCAGTTAAGGTATCGCTAATCGTGCTAGGCTTATAGGCTTGAGTTACCGCCTCCTTCGTAGTAATCGGAACTTCTTTAAGAGTGTCTGTCACCGAATCACGGGTAATCAACTTGTCTGCGAGTTGGTCGGTGCTAGTTGGTGTAGACACCGTTGTCTTATCAGCCACATCAAAGGTCTTAACCTCTGGACCGGAAATCTGAGCGCCTTCTGACAGCGCCTTGTATGAAGTGCCCCCTTCTGAAGCAGGCCCGCCCTTCAAGTTAGCAGAAGAAAATCCGGAGAAGTCGCCAGTAAACGCCTTACCAAGGCTAGAAAAGCCCTCAGTCAAGTTAGCGGGGTTAGCCGCGTTAGAAATGCCTGACATAAAGCCTTCGCCAGAAATCGCACCAGATACGCCTGAGAACAAGGCACCTGTACCGCCAGAAATCAATGCCGACTTAAAGGCGTCTTTTATACTTCCACCATTTATCAGGGTAGCGATACCAGAACCAAGTGCGGCACCGTAAATAGGACCAAAAACATAAGACCCGACAATCGGTAGAATAACCGGGGCTACTTTCTTGATGACTTTAACAACTTTTTTGACAGTCTTCTTAATCGCCCTGCCAACTTTTTTGAAAATCTTTTTGAGAAAAAACTCAGGCAAACCCGTGTCTGGGTTAATTGAGTTTGCGTCAGAACCAACAACATAGCGCTCTGGGTCTTCAATACCCATGTCGCGCAAATGGTCAAAAATAGAATCCCTGAGTTCAGGGTTGTCTTCAATCAGAGCTTTTGGAACAATCAATTCACCGGTTTCAGCGTGAACCAGTTTATCGTCACCATAACGGCCATAAGAAGCCATTCGAGAGGCAACATTCTGAAAGTTAGCAATACCTGCGCCGCCAAACTCGCGTTCAGCGTCGGCGCGGTTCATCGCCTCAAATTCATCATCATCTAAATAAAAGTCAGCAATACCGCCTGCGGGGATGACCAACTCTTCTTCTTTTAATGCTGCATCTGCCATTAGCCTGCTCCACCGGACATAGATTCCGGCATAGTTACCGTAATCATTGTACTTCTTTTTTCGCTTCCCGTCCATGAATTACCGCAATTCGGGCAATTTCCGCTTGGATACGACAGGATTTCTGCCGGAGTGTCCACTTCGTTGTCGCAAGAAGCACAACTTACAATGTCCCGGCTTGTTGATGGACGCCACTTACTGCCGTCCGCCATAGTAATAATAGTCTCGTCACTCATGGTGTTGATACCGTGACGCTGCCCACGGCCCCTGTTGCTGTGGAGCCACGCGGGTATGGCATATTTGCCACAGTTATCCGCAACTGGTCCCCGTGTTGAAATACATCTCCTACGCGAAGCTCAAAATTGTCTTGCTGCAAATCCGGCAAAGACAAGGCAGAAGCCTGCCACGGCCCCGGATTGTTAACCTGCTGCAAGAATACCGAAAACGCCCGTACAACTTCTGCCATAAACCGCGGGTCGTATTCCTGCGGAGCGTTTGGAAACAGCGGTTGTACTAGACCCCTCGACATTAGCGCCTACCATCTGGTCGTATATCTACTCGCGGCGAACCCAATCGCCACGCTACGCCCGTGTCACTAGATGAAATCTTCATAGCAAAAGAGCGGCCCCGAAGCCTCAAATTCACCTGATTAGTAAACTGTTCTACCGGCACCGTAGCTGTCCGCGTTACCGCGTCCGTACTGGTTTGCAAATACGGGCCGCCCGGATAATTTCTCGTCTGCAAGATAAAATCAGCTTGTGGCGAAGCCGCCGTAGACGCATCAAACGTCAAATCCGGGATCAAACGGCGCATAAAGATAAAGTTTTCCCCATCACCAATGTCCATCTGGCTGCTCTCAATATATGAGGTAATAGCGCTAGCGGGGCTTGTGCTGCCGTCATCAAGGCCTTTTTCATGCAGATACAGGTAGCCGTCCTGACTTGCCGCAATCGGGAACTGGTTAATTCCACGGTCAAGCCATACAGACCGGGCAAGAGCGCCATAATACCAGACCTGCTCTTGGTAATTGTAAATCACATAGCGGTCAATATCATCTGAATTAGCCGACGGATACAACCACCAGATCTCAGAGAAACTGCTGTTAATCCCCGCGGTTACTTTTTCTGCCTGCGTGGAGTTAAAGTCGTTAAATACATATGACCGCACTGAACAAGGCAGTTTCTGCACCTGCCCGTTGTAGACATAAAACTCTTCGCGGCCCATCCAGAATACAGTGTCTTCTACCGCAATAGCTGACAGCGGGCTAGCAATCGTCAAGTTAGTGGATATCTCACTAATACCAAAAGTAAACGGAGGCCCCAAATACTGCATCGCGTGAAGCGACACGTCTGTAAACACAAGCATCTGCTGGCGTGTTTCAACAGCCGTTATAATCTGTGAGCCAGAACCAATCCGCAAGTCACCCGCGGTGTTGGTAGCCAGCGACTCCCATGTAGTCGGGCTCTCTTGGCTAGAAAACCGAATAAGTAGTGGATCCTGCGTCCCGATGTTATTCTGCGGGTCACATCCAAAAGCAATAATGTGCCGGTCTTTGTCTGAAACCAAGACCTGCTTCGCAATAGTCGGTGTCGTTGCATCCGCGCCAGCTAGGTCAGAAAGGGCTACCGCACGGGTAAAAGGAGCCGAGCTCGTGCTCTTATCCCAATAATAGATGCCGCCATCGCGGATGTTGAAGACCAAGTCTTCACCGAAATTGTCGTGGCCCCAAATGCGTAAAATGTCGCCGGTAGCTGTCAGACTAGCCGCCGAACCCCAGCCGCCGCGGCCCCATGTGCCTGCACCCCAACCGGTGCCCGCCCCGGTCGTATCCAGACCCGTATTTACCTGATATGCGCCAACTACAGCCGCACCGCCATTACCGGTATCTGACGCATTTGCCACGACAAGCGTGGGTGTATACTGCCCGTCAATGGTAATGTCCGCCAGAGTAGCTACTGCGCGGGCTTCAATTTCGTAGGTGTTGGCATTTAAAACCGTGGTGATCTGATACTCTTGGTTAAGTATATCCGCGGTAATATCGCCCCCAAGCGTTACAGCACCACTAAACGTCACAAAGTCGTTTTCTAACGCCCCGTGGTTGGTGTCGGTTACTGTAATAGTAGACGACCCATTAGTGGCGGCAAACGTAACGTCGCCCGCAGCCGTTGTTTCCCGGATAGGTGTGATGTCGTTATACGCGCCGCCCTCGTTAATGTAGTACTTGAGGTGCGTACCCACACTTAAGTAAGACTCCCCGGAGAGTGCTACAAACGGGTGAAGCGCTCGACAAGTGCCTAAAAAGCTGTTTGACGACTGCTTTTCCCAGCCGCCTATCTTTTCAGGCGTACCAAACCGAAAACGAACCTTGTCACAGTCGAACCAACCGCCCTCATTGGTGTATGAGGTGGTTTCTCTGTTAACACCCGGTCTGAATTGCAGCTTGGTTAAAGGCATCGTGCATCAGTTCGCTACGGCTGCTTCTTGCTCATCTTCATCGCCGCCTTCTTCAACGGACTGAATGAGCGCAGTAGTAAATGCGTCCTGTGCTACTTGCACTTGGTCAAGCTGGAAACGAAGAGAAGCGGCCTTTGCTTGCAGATCACGGATCTGGTTAATCAGATATATCTGCTGCGCGTCCATAGTGGACTCTTCATATTCCTTACCTGCAATGGTAATTACGTTTGACTCACTCATGCTGTGTAGGCCTTCCCTGCTGTGATAGCGGCATTTGCGGCAGTCATGTCTTCTGATGTCCAGAAGTCTTTTGCAACCATGATTTCCAGATGTTCAACATTGCGGTCTACGCAATCCTGCTTATCTGCGGCATCATCGTCTGCCATTGCTGTGCCAGCAATAATACCATTGATGAGGTCAACGCTGTCACCCATCGCTGAATAGTGTTGTGCGATTTCTTCTGCTGTGATTTCGTCCATTTTATGCTCCTATAAGTTAGTTGGACTCAAGTGCGGCTATACGAGCCTCTAGTGCATCGTTCTTCGCCGAAAGTTGTTTGACAGCATTTAGCATATGCCAAAACAAACTGTCCGTATCTACTGATTTAACACCAGTGCTTTCTGTCTTTACACATTCTGGGCAAACTGCTTCAAGTTCTTGTGCAATAACACCAATCTGTGTGCCGCTAATAGGAATTACGTCTGTAGGGGCTAACTCTGTAACTTCTTCAACATTGCGATATTCAAAGTTGCGAACACGAATATCATTTATTATGTCCAGCCCTTCATTGTTATCTACAATGTTCTTCTTTAGGCGTTCATCAGAAGTGGTTGACCAAGAAGATGAATTGTTACCCTGATACATTCCACCAGTGCTTGCACCGGCCTTCAAAAACCCTGTATTGGAGCCTTTACCCACCACACTAGAACCGCCACCAATAACAACACAGTCGTTGTTTGCGGCAGCCGCAGGTTGGGCTTGCGCACCTAAAAAGACATTTCGGATGCCAGTTGTGCAATTACCACCAGCATCATATCCCATGGCGATATTCAAATTGCCCGTAGTAGTGGCACCCATTGCAGCCCAACCCATAGCCGTATTGTTACTGGCGGTTGTGCTTGCACCAAGTGTTGATTTGCCGACAGCCGAATTATTGTTACCTGTTGTATTCGCATCTAGTGAAGCCTGTCCAACTGCGGTGTTTGCTTGCCCAGAAGTAGTGGCATACATTGTATTCTGGCCTACAGCGGTATTTTCATTTCCTGTTGCGTTGTATAGGCTGTCTCGGCCTACAGCAGTGTTACTTGTTCCTGTCGCAGACAACATTGAACGATAACCAACAGCAGTGTTACTACCGCCTGTTGTCATAGTTCCCATTGTACCTGTTCCAATGGCGACATTATAGTCGCCTGTTGTGATTTCATCACCAGCTTGGTTGCCAATGCAGATATTGTCGCCACCAGTTGAAATATTTCGACCAGCCCTGTAACCGATAGCAATGTTAGCACCGCCAGAAGAAGCACCCAGTTCCATTGCTTGATAGCCGATGGCGATTTGGTAACTTGCTGTTGAATTCAACATTGCAGTGTAGCCGATAGCGACAACACCTGTGGATGCAGTGACGGAGCCAGCAGCACTTCTGCCAATTACTACATTGGCTGCGCCAGTGGTGTTGGCATCAAAAGCCAAGTAGCCAATAGCAACATTCCCATCGCCAGTGGTGTTGAAATACATTGCGCCACTGCCAACGGCCGTATTAAACTGACCAGTGGTGTTCGTATACAGTGAGCCTCGACCAAAGGCTGCGTTGTTGTCACCAGTGCTGTTATTTAGCATAGAACTCCATCCAACAGCAGTGTTGCTATTTGATGTAGTGTTTGCCCCAAGAGCAGATTTCCCTACTGCGGTGTTGTAATTACCTGTTGTGTTTGCGTCAGCGGCAAATGCTCCAACTGAGGTATTGTCGAAGCCTGTTGTATTTACACCAAGCGCATTTGCACCGATTGCGGTGTTGTAATTTGCTGTGGTATTAGAATCCAAAGCGGATTGACCAATTGCTGTGTTTTGTACGCCAGTGGTGTTTAAAAGAAGCGTATTATAACCAACAGCCGTATTGTTGTCTGCTGTAGTGGAACTCTTTAATGCGTCACGCCCAACAGCCGTGTTATTATTGCCATCAATATTATCAGCAAGTGCGGTACGACCTACGGCAGTGTTGTTTGCGCCTGTGGTATTGTCCTCCATTGCACCGCCGCCAACAGCAGTATTATCTGAAGCGGTTGTGTTGGAGTATAATGCATTCTTACCGACTGCTGTATTGAGTGTGCCAGTAGTGTTTGCGGAAAGTGCCTGATAGCCAATAGCAGCGTTGTTGTTTGCTGTGGTGTTGTTAGTCAAAGCATCCCTGCCCACAGCCGTATTATTTCCACCAGTAGTGTTATCAAATAAAGAACCATACCCAATAGCAGTATTTGAACCGCCTGTTGTAAGTTTATTAAGAGCCTGATAACCAACAGCAACTGTTCCAGAACCTGTGGTTGAATCTTCCGCTGCCTCCCAACCAATCGCTACGTTATTGTTGCCTGTGTATGAGTTTAACGCTCTTGTGCCAACCGCAATGTTGCCATAACCAGTGGTTGTTGAATACAAAGCACGATAGCCAACACCCACATTATTGCTGGCTGAAGTGTTTGCATACAAAGCCTGATAGCCTAATGCCGCATTTTGTGAGCCAGTAGTGTTTGCATAAAGCGACTGATAACCAACAGCAGTGTTGTTGGAGGCGGTGGTGTTGTTATAAAGGGTTTGTGCGCCAAACGCCGTATTCTGTGCGCCTGTTGTATTAGCAACTAACGCTTGAATGCCTGTAGCGGCATTATATTGTCCCGTAGTGTTTGCGGTCAAAGCCGCATATCCAACGCCAGTATTGTTGTTTGCGGTGGTATTAGCCGACAATGCTTCATAGCCCAACGCCGTATTCTGTGCGCCCGTTGTATTAGCATCAAGTGAACGACCGCCCAAAGCGGCATTACTAAAGCCCGTGGTGTTTGCCTCAAGTGCAAGATACCCAACAGCAGTGTTGTTGTTTGCCGTAGTGTTTGCTCCAAGAGCAGACACACCCATTGCGGTATTGTTTGCGCCAGTAGTATTTGCGTCAGCGGCGTTAAGTCCGACAGCCGTGTTATTGCTACCAGTAGTCGTTGCTCCCAAAGCATTTTGACCAACTCCAGTATTGTATTGTGCTGTCGTGTTCGCATCCAATGCGCTACCACCAACGGCTGTGTTGCCTGTGCCTGTGGTGTTTGCGGTCAGTGCCGAATAACCAACTGCTGTGTTGTTACTTGCGGTAGTATTAGCATCAAGAGCCAGCGAACCTAATGCTGTGTTTGCAAGGCCAGTGGTGTTATTGTTAAGAGCATTATGACCAACGGCAGTGTTGTTATCTGCAACAGTTGCAGTAGCCAAAGTGTTACGACCAATGGCAATGTTCTGTATGCCAGTGGTGTTGTTATACAGAGCATTACGACCTAGAGCCACATTGTGATTGGCTGTTGTGCTTGAGTAAAGTGCATTTCTTCCTAAAGCAACATTTTCTGCACCAGTGGTGTTTGAATACAAAGCCTGATAACCAATAGCAGTATTGTCATCGGCAGTGGTGTTAGATAGCAAAGACTCACGACCTACAGCAGTATTGGCTGTGCCTGTCGTATTATTTTTAAGTGCTTCCTTACCAATGCCAACATTAGTTCCTGTGGTGTTGCTTTGCAGTGCAAAAGTGCCTACGGCGGTGCTATAATTTCCAGTGGTGTTAGCACCTAAAGCAGACAGACCAACAGCAACGTTACCTGTGCCGCTAGTATTTGCACCTAATGATTGTGCGCCAACGGCTGTGTTAGATGCGCCAGTGCTGTTGCTCAATGCGCTATAACCAACGGCAACAATATTTGAACTACTTGTGTTAGCATCAAGCGCAAGCGAACCTATCGCTACATTCTGTGCGCCTGTAGTAGTTGAAATTAAGGCATTGTTACCTAACGCCACGTTATTAGAACCAGTAGGATAATTACCGTCCAGCTTGATTGTGCCGCCGTCAGAAGTAATGCCGCCCATCTGAACCTGCGACAGAACCTGCGTTACAGTAGCGGAAGCCCCGCCGCCGTCGAACTTCAAAAGAACATCGTGGCCGTTTTCAATCTCAAAATCATTAGAAGCATTGTAAGTACCCTGAAATACAATCAGGTTACGTGAGCCAGACAAGCTGTTGCGGATGTGCACGACTTTTTCAGCATCATTGGGGTCAAGCTGAACATATGCCGTTGCGCCAAGATCCGCACCGTCATTAAACTCAATAAAGCGATTGCGCCCGTCAGATAGAGCGCCGTTGTTAATTAGCAGGGTGTTAGGTGAGCCCGAAGTACCCGCAGCGGCTAGCGTGACAGTGGCAATACCATTAGTCGCTTGGTCAATAATGTCGAAGTTAGTGTTAGTCGTTACACCCCATGTGCCCGACTGATCGCCGGTCCCCGGCTTCTCAATGCCAATATTGACTGTATATGTACTTGCCATGCTCTTAACCCCTTAAGCTGCTATTTGACCCCAACCCGGCGTCTGGGATGGTACTTCATCCGACCAAGTTGGCGTCTGACTTGGGTCGATACTATTATACCCTGCATTTTGATTTGGCACAATAGTTCCCCAAACTAATACTTGTCCTACGTTTCCAGTGGCTTGCAGGCCTGCTGGATACACATTCCCTTTTGCTACGACGGTGACATCACCGACATCCGCAGTGGCTTCAAGACCCGTAACAGAAACAAAAGTCTCTGTTTCTACCGTTACAGAGCCCACCGACATAGTGGCTTCAAGACCCGTGACCGGTGCCGTTGCACCAGCATTGACGACAATAAAGCCGCCGTAAACAAAGCCTTGCGCTTGGACACCGCTAGGTATCTCAACTACCGCCCCGGCATCTACAGTAACGGACCCTACGTTGCCCGTGGCTGAAATACCGGTAACCGGCACGTTTGCATCGCCGCTTACCGTAGCAGTACCGATTTCACCGGTGCCTGCAACCCCCGTCACATTGATGTTAGCCGCAGCGGAGACTGTGACTGAACCTACGCCGCTAGTCGCTTCAATACCCGTGACAGGGACATTCGCGTCGCCACTTACTGTGGCAGTGCCTATTTGACCCGTAGCCGCAACACCTGTCGGATAGACATTCGCCGCAGCTATCGTTGTAACAGAGCCTACCTCGCCAGTAGCGGATACTCCTGTTACGCCGATGTTTGCGTCGGCCTGTACTGTGACAGAGCCAACATTACCCGTTGCCGCCAATCCCGTGACTGGTGCATTCGCTTCAGCAACAACTGTTACCGAACCTACATTACCAGTGGCCTTTGGTAGGTCTGTTTGGCCCCAAGGCATTTCGCCCCAGCCAAAGCGACCCCAGCCGCCAAGTGGGACGACGACATCGGTCATTAGGCTATCCGAATGATCGCGTTACTTGCATCTGCGGTTGGGAAAACAACCGTAAAGTCACCTGCCGTCGAAGTCTTATCCGCGCCAAAGTCCAAAACCACTACCGATGGATTGGTAACAGCAATAGACGTTGTGTTTGGCGTTGAGTTGTAAATCAACGCGCCACGTGCGGTAATTGTCGCCGTCGTCCAAGTCTCGTCATCAAAATCAGTCAGCGCCGTAGTGCCGCTAGTTGACGGATCCACATTAGTCAGCGCCTGTCCACCAGCAGAATAGCCTGTTCCACTAACCTCATTGGTAGCAGAATAAGCCGTTGTGCTAGCATCCAGCGTAGCTGAGCTAGTATATAGCGCCATATACATTGCATCCGCGCCATTTGCAAAATCGTGTACACCAAACAAGAGTTCTTTCTTGAAAGATGTACACATATAGTTTCCTGAAAACGCCATGTCACAGTCTCCTTATAAGTTCGGCCAAATCTTTATGGCCTGCGTCATTCAGTGCGTTGTACACCGTTGTTCTATCACTTCTTATGGCTTCGCGCATATAGAAAGTTAGTGTCCTAACTAGCTGTTGGCGAAAAGCCCTTGCTTGGTCACGAATAGCTGGGTTAGCGTTGTCAGATATAGAAATAATCTTATCCGCGCAGCGCTCCGCAACCTCTTCAGGTGTAAAGCCCCTACCGTTTGTGGTATGAACCTCTACCTGAAACTCTGGATTCATTTGTAATGCTTCTACTTTCATTGTTTCGGCCTAATTACCATTCCTGTGCGATACTGGTCAGTAACTTCCTTAGACTCACCAAACATCTTGAGACCCATAATCGACTCACCAAACCGCTTTTCATATAGCGCCTGCATATCCGCCTCACCTTTCATAAAGATGTAGGCTTCCATCAAACTGCCATACAGCATCGCAAGTTCAGCGTTCTCGCTGAGCCATGTAGTTCCCGTACCGGCTCCAGCAGTTAAACTGGCCGGTCTATAGAAGTAGTGCAGTTCTACCGCATAACTACTGTCCGGCGTAGGTCCAATAATAAAGTTGGTTAAATCGAAAACAGCATAATACCGCGGCCCACCTTCTGTCGTCGGATCCGGGTTAAACTGCTGAACGTAATCCGCGTCCTTAAAATCAAGGAAATTTGCGTCATTTCCAGCATCTGTGTAGGCCAAAGAATACGGCGCAAGAAAGTCTGACGGACAAGTCAAAAACTTGTTTGAGGCTGTCATATTTCCTGACACATTCTTACGAAACAGGCTAAGCTGCACATTCTTGAGAATGCGCTCTTCAGTGTTACGAATAAACACAGGGATGTTGTTGATGAAAGTCGTTTCATCATTTTCAGTGTAATCCTGAATAGCCTGCTGTAGTTCCGCATATGTAAAACTCATACTGTCACCGTAACACTACCAACTTGCCCAAAACCCTGTGCAGGCCGCAAGTTAGGTGCCTCTACTAAAGGAACTCCAACAAACACGTCTAACGGCTCCGTTCTATCGGGCCGCGCTTCCTTCAACGCTTCCGCATCTACAACCTTACGAAAAGGCCCTAGCTGCGGGTGTTTTGGCTCCCATTCATCTTTGCCGACAAGCAAGCCATTCCACTCTTTACGCATATCCTTATACCGATACCGGAACCCGGAACGGTCAGATATGGCATATGAGTCTTTACCTGTCGCATATTTAGACATCAGGTCGTCCTAAAATACTGGTATTGAGGAACGACATTAAAGGAAGCCCGATCCCGGTCTTCTGTAGCCGCCCGCTCAAATTCTTCTTCGTAAATAGCCTTCAAAAGCTGCACTCGATTTGGTGCGCGTTTGACTGCAATGTAATAAGCCAGACCCGCCGCCAAGCACGGATAGAACCGGAACGGCACTTCCATCGTATTGATGAAGGTGTCGGCGTCCTCAATGCGTGTTAGCGCATCATAGATAACCACGTCCGTGCTGTTATCTGGAACAGGCCAAAGCTTTAGTTC